GCGCGTCGAGCCAGCCGTTCAGCGAGTACAAGCGGCGGCCGGGCGACCGCGTCGGGTTCAACTGGCGGATGCCGAACGTCCAGGGCAAGCGGGCGGTTCGGCACGCGCTTTTCGACACCAACTTCTGGAAGTCGTTCGTCCACGCGCGGCTGGCGGTGCCGATGGGCGAGAAGGGGTGCTTGTCGCTGTTCGGCGACAAGCCCGACACGCACCGGCTGCTCGCGGAACACCTAACGGCCGAGTACCGCGTGAAGACCGAGGGGCGCGGTCGCACCGTGGACGAGTGGAAGATGCGACCCGAGCGCAGCGACAACCACTGGCTCGACTGTTTGGTCGGGGCCGCCGTCGCCGCGTCGATCCAGGGGGCGGTCCTGTTCGGCACCGACGGCCGCGCGCCCGCCAAGCGTGAACGGGTCAGCTTCGCCGACCTCCAGCGGAGGGCGCGGCGATGAGCCAACCTCGATCCATCAAGCTACCGCCCAGCGAACCGCGCGGCCTTTGCTGCAGGAAGTGCGGGTGCGGACATTTCCGCGTCATCTACACCCGGCGCGGTCCGGGTGGCCGCATCGTTCGCCGCCGGGAATGCCGGCACTGCGGAACGCGCCTGACAACCTGGGAGCGGGTCGTCGGCAACACGTGATCGGTACATGACACCGCCAGATGTCGAATGTTGGCGATGTCTACCGCTGGACCCATCGCCTCAAAAATCCTTCTCGCCTGCGTCAACTCCGCCTCGTTCGGCAAACGCCTTCTAGTAGACGCCGCTACTGCGTCCGCCGAGGGGCGATCATGGCCGACGATCTCGAAGACACCATTGAGCAGAACGCGAAGGGGCCGGCTAAGGCCTCGGGCGATGCCGGTTCGGTCGAGCAGCATCCGCTGCCAGATCAGATCGAGGCCGACCGCTACCTCGCCTCGAAGGAAGCGGCCAAGTCGAAGATGCGCGGCCTGAGGTTCAACAAGCTCGTTCCACCGGGGGCCGACTGAATGTTTCGCTGGCTGTCCAACCTGCTGACCGGCCACTCGGCACGCGCACTCCGCGACGCGACGGTGCGGGTCGTCCGTGGCCGCTACGACGCGGCCGTGACCAACGACGACAACCGTCGGCACTGGGCGGCGGCGGACGGTTTGTCGGCGAACGCCGCCAACAACCCGGAAGCGCGGCGAGTGCTGCGGAACCGCGCCCGCTACGAGGTCGCCAACAACAGCTACGCCCGCGGAATCGTGCTGACGCTGGCCAACGACGTGATCGGCACCGGACCGCGATTGCAAATGCTCACGGATGACGTGGAGGCCAACCGCCGGATCGAGCGCGAGTTCGCGCGCTGGACGACCGCCATTCGCCTTGCCGAGAAGCTCCGCACGATGCGGTTGGCCCGCGCCACGGACGGCGAATCCTTCACGCTCATGACCAGCAATCCGAAATTGCTGCTCGACGTGCAACTCGACCTGAAGCTCGTGGAAGCGGAGCAGGTGACGACGCCCGACCCGCGATTGAGCGAAACCGTTGATGGCATCGTCTTTGACGCGGCGGGCAACCCGGTCGAGTACCACGTTCTCAAAGAGCATCCGGGCGAAGCGACGTTTCGCCGGGCGCTGGCGTTCGACCGGATTCCCGCGTCGGCGATGCTGCACTGGTTCCGCGTGGATCGGCCGGGCCAAGTTCGCGGCATCCCGGACATTACGCCGGCCCTGCCGCTGTTCGCGCAACTGCGGCGTTTCACGCTGGCGGTGCTGTCGGCCGCCGAGACCGCCGCCGACTTCGCGGGCATCCTCTACACCGATGCGCCGGCCAGCGGGGAAGCCGAGGCAGCCGAGCCATTTGAGCCGATCGAACTGGAAAAGCGGGCGCTCGTGACCATGCCCGGCGGCTGGAAGATGAGCCAGTTGCAGGCCGAGCAACCTTCGACGGGATACGCCGAGTTCAAGCACGAGATCCTGAACGAGATCGCCCGCTGCCTGAACATGCCGTTCAACGTCGCGGCGGGCAATTCGTCCTCTTACAACTACGCATCCGGCCGGCTCGACCACCAGACCTACTTCAAGGCGATCCGCGTCGAGCAGGCGCAGATCGAGGACACAATTCTCGACCGCTTGCTCGCCGCTTGGTTCGACGAGGCTGCCCTCATTCCCGGCCTGCTGCCGGCGGGCCTCGGGCCGATTGTCGCCCTCGACCACGCCTGGTTCTGGGACGGCCAGGAACACGTCGATCCCGCGAAGGAAGCGACCGCCCAGGCCACGCGCCTCGCCAACCACACGACCACGCTCGCGCACGAGTACGCCCGCCAGGGGCGGGATTGGGAAGATGCCCTGCGCCAGCGAGCCAAGGAAGTCGCGCTCATGGCCGAGTTGGGACTCGCTCCCGCCCAGGCCCAAGCGACGACTCCCTCTCCCGACGCCCCGAACCCGGAGGAAGAGCATGCCGACGAACCGGCCCGAACCGATGCCTGAGAAGCTCTGGCTGACCGCGACGATGCAGTTCGCGGCCGACGATGCCGTGAAAGCAGGCGAGGGCACGCCGCCCTTGCCGCGCTTCAACATGGTTGCCTACACGGGCGGGTCGATGCGGTTGGCCGAGTGGAAGTACCCGGTCGTCGTCGATCTCGCGGGCCTGGCGATCCCGTCGCAGAACCGCCCGATTCGCGTCGGCCACAACACGGATCGACTCGTCGGCCACACGAACGCCATCGCTCAGGAATCGGGCCGGCTCGTCGCCTCGGGCGTGCTGAGCATCCCCGGCCCCGACGCCGATCGCGTCGTCGCCGGTTCGCGGAACGGTTTCCCCTGGCAGGCAAGTATCGGGGCGCGGGTCGATCAGTTCGAGTTCGTGAAGGAAGGCCAAGTGGCAACGGCCAACGGCCGGGAGTTCGCCGGGCCGGTCGTCATCGTCCGCAAGTCCACGCTCGGGGAGATCAGCTTTGTCGATCTTGGCGCGGATGGGAACACCAGTGCGAGCGTGGCCGCTTCGGCCCAGGAGACCTCGACCATGACCACGGCAACCAACTCGACGGACAACCTGGCCGCGACCGCGGCCGCCGATGCCGTGACCGCCGTGCGGACGGCGACGGCGAACGAAGCCAAACGCATCGCGGCCATCCGCAAGGTCTTCGACGGCAAGCACCCCGACATCGAGGCCCAGGCCATCGAAGAAGGATGGGACGCGACGCGCGCCGAGTTGGAATACCTGCGCGTCAAACGACCGGCCGCACCGACCGTGTCCGGCGGCCACGGAGGCCTGCCGAGCGCCGACGTGATCGAGGCCGCGCTCTGCAAGACGCTTCGCACGCCGAACCGCGAGAAGCTCTTCTCCGAGCAGACGCTCGAAGCCGTCGACAAACGGTTCAATGGTCTCGGCCTACAGGAACTGGTGGTGATGGCGGCTCAGGCCAACGGCTACACGGGCCGTCTCGCGATCCACCGCGAAACGCTGCCGGCGATCTTCCGAGCCGCGTTCGGGCCGGTGCAGGCCGCCTTCAGCACGCTGTCGCTGCCGGGCATCTTCTCGAACGTGGCCAACAAGGAACTCCTCGCCGGCTTCCAGGAGGAGGATCAGACCTGGCGCGAAGTCTCGACCGTCAAGACGGTCAGCGACTTCAAGCAGATCACGAGCTACCGCATGCTCGACGACATGGAGTACGAAGAACTGCCGCCTGGCGGCGAGATGAAGCACGGCAAGTTCTCCGAGGAGTCGTACACCCGGCAGGTGCGGACCTACGCCAAGATGTTCTCGCTCAACCGCGAGGACTTGATCAACGACGACCTGAGCGCGTTCGAGGACATCCGCACGCGACTCGGCGGCGGGGCGGCTCGCAAGTTCAACAACGTCTTCTGGACCCGCTTCCTCGACAACGCGACGTTTTTCACGGCCGGCCGGGGCAACTACATCACCGGGGCGACCACGGCACTGGACATCAACGGCACCGGGCTCCAGGCGGGCATCCTTGCCTTCCGCAAGCTGAAGTCGCCCGACGGCAAGCGGGTGGGCGGTGCGCCGGTCCTCCTGCTCGTCCCGCCCGAACTGCAGTTCATCGCGCAGCGCCTCTACCAGAGCACGACGGTCAACACCGGCGGCGCGTCCGCGAACGATTCGGTCCCGAACGACAACATTCACGCCGGCAAGTACCGCCCGGTCGTCTGCGACTGGTTGAGCGACGCGGCGTTCACCGGACAGTCGGCCAAGGCGTGGTATCTGTTCCGCGCCGCGGCCATCCTCGCTTCGGTCGTGGTCAGCTTCCTCGACGGCGTGCAAACGCCGACCGTGGACATGGCCGAGGCCGACTTCAACCAACTGGGCGTGCAGTTCCGCGGCTACCACGACTTCGGCGTCGATTTCGCCGAGTGGCTCGCGGGCATCAAGGTCAAGGGCGAAGCGTAACCCAAGGAGCTCGACTCATGGCACAGGCAGTCTTCGTTCACGACGGCGAGTGCATCGACTACACCCCGGTCGCCGACGTGGCGGCCGGCGATGTGGTCGTGCAGGGCGATCTCGTCGGAGTGGCCAAGCGGGACATCCCGGCCGGCAAACTCGGGGCACTCACGATCGGCGGGGTGTTCGACTTCACCAAACTCGCGGCGCTCGTCCTGGCGGTCGGGACGCTCGTGTACTGGGACGACGCGGCCAACGTCGCCACCAACGTGTCGGTCGGAAACAAGCTGATCGGCAAGGTGGTTCGCGCGGCCGCTGCGGCCGATGCCACCGTCCGCGTCCGCCTGAGCCAGTGAGGACGCGATGCCCGACCT